AAGCTGTAACACGCAATCTGTTGGGATCAATCGTCCCTGCTATTACACGGGGTGAATAATGAAAGACGTGCTTCGCCTTGCAAAAACAGTCCTTCCGGCTGAACGGGTAAAACTTAAAAAAGGCGGTACAAAAACTGCCAAGAAAAACATTCACCCCGCTCGTTACATTACAGGCGTACACATACGTCACGAAGAAGTTGGCGATCCTATTTTTATGGGTGCACCATGACCGGCCCCATTACCGCCTATCACGGCTCACCGCATGACTTTGAGCAGTTTGACACGTCCAAGATCGGCACGGGTGAAGGCGCACAAGCATATGGGCATGGGCTGTATTTTGCCGAGCATGAGCCTGTGGCGAAGGGGTATAGGGACCAATTAGCAAAACCCGAACCAAATAACCCTCATGCCAATGCTTGGGATCTTATAAACAGATACCATGACAATGAACAAGATTTGATCAATATGTTTGAGAGTATGCCTAATCGCAATGAAATGGCAGAAGGAACTTTGCAATCACTAAAAAGTGGTTTGTATAAAAATTACCAACCAAAAGGCCACATGTACGAGGTCGCCATCGACGCGCATCCTGATCACTTTTTAGATTGGGATAAGCCAGTTGATTTACAACCATCTCATATTCAAGATGCGGTTTTTGATACTTTAATGAAAGCCCACGAAAAAGCGGGAAATAAAAAATTTATGATTGGCTCTTTTAGAGGGCCAATTAGGGATGAAGAAAACAAAAAGCATTCACGTTGGGATACTTTGTCTGGCGGTGCAGTTCATAATATGCTTTCAAAAGTTCTTGAACCAGAAGAGCTTTCTCACTCTTTGTCGGCAAATGGCATTCATGGGATCAAATATCTTGATGAACAATCAAGAGAAAAGCGATTTGGCACCCACAACTACGTTGTCTTTGACCACAACCGTGTAAAAGTTCGGCGAAAATATGAAGAAGGCGGCTTCGTTCGTCGTGCCTACAAAAAAGGCGGTAAGGTTGAGGGCGCAATCTGGCATGAGCGCGATGCGTTTGATGACGGCGGTGACGTCCGTGGCGGGGATAGCGTAGGCGGCCTTCGTGGTGACACGGGTGGGTTTAGCGGTATGTCGGATAAGTCCGAAAGCGAAACCAAAAATGATACAGGTGGCGGAGAAGATAGCGGTTTTGGAAAAGGTTTTTCTGACGTCGCAAGCGCGATTGGCAATGCTATTATTTCTCCTGCCGAGGCTAAAGAAAACCCACCGCAACTTGCAAGGTCATTTATAAATCCGCACGAAACCGTAAATGCCGCGTTGGCTAGTGGTCGAGCAGATGTGGCTCCTTCTGGTCTTATGCATGGTGTCGGCACAGAAAAAGACGTATCAGAAGCTAATGCCGCGGAGGCAGCCGCTGCAAAAATGGATTTGGCTTTTGGAAAACCTGTCGGCACAACCACATTTAACACGCCACCATTAGGCGGTGGAGAATTTGAACCACCTCGATCGGCAACGGGCACGCCTGCTGAATCACTTCTTGCTTCTGTTCAGCCATCAACGCCAACAATCGAGCAAATTAAAGCACCTGCTGATGCTTTTGTAAAAGCTGCTAATGCGGGTATTGCGGGGATGCAGGATCAACCGCAGCATTATGAGCCTATGGGCAATAAAATTGAATACCAAAATCCATTTAAAACGCCTACAGAATTTCAAACGCCCACAGGAACATACACTGGATCATATGATCAAACGGGGGCTGCAGGCACACCGGCGCAATCTATTGCTGCAGTGCAGCCAACGGCGCCGACTACACAACCAACGGCACAGTCTACACAGCCAATGGCGCCAGCTGGTAATGTTCCGATGCCGCCAACGCCAATTCGTGATTTGCAGGGGCCGGATATCGCTGAAAAAGTTGCGGGTGTATTTGGTTTAAGCACTCAACAGCAGTTTGATAAATTCTATAAAGGTTATATAGATCAAGGGCATAGCGAAACTGACGCTTATAATAAGGCAATTGGTGATATCCAAACCATGCGGGCGAATGCATATTCAAAGCCAATGGGCAGCAAACGCCAGATGATCCAACAAGTAATGCCGGACGGCACAATTCAAATGGTTCCCGCACCATACAACAAGGGTGGCGTTGCAAAATCACCCCGTTCCCTTCATAATACCGCAATTGTTGAGCAGGCGCTCCACAAGGTCAGTGCACCGTTGCCGGCACTAGATCCATCCCTCATGGCAGCAAAAGCGGGACGCCGCTATTAACCTCCGGAGTTAAACCATGTCTGAAGCCGCCAAGAACGCGCGGGATGCAATGAGGGCTAAAGCGAAGCGCCTCACATCCACCGATCCTCACGAAAAAGTTGATTCGTCCACTTGGACGCCGCCAGAACCAGAAGATGCCGGTGTAAAAACGGGCGCACGTCCGCTTGTAAAGCGTCTTTACAAGAAGGGTGGCAAGGTTGTCGGCAAGGCAGAAGGAAATAAATCAGCGCATCGTGCCGATCGTAAACCCCGTAAGGCAGGCGGTAAAGTAGAGCATAAAGCTCCATGGATTGATGATTTTATTAACCGCGATGTTCGTATGGCTAATGACGAGCGCGAAGGCATTAAACATGTCGGAGGATTTAAAAAGGGTGGGAAAGCCCACAAGTTCGGCGGTGGTATGATTGGTAACAATCCTATTGCTGATCAAAACATGGCTCTCGGCAAAGCCGCTGGAATGAAGCCTGCCACGACAATGAAAAAGGGCGGGAAAATTCATCGTGATGCGGGTGGAAAAACTCCATCAGCTAAAGTTCCAATGCCTCCTCGTCGTTATGAAGATGAGGACGTAAAGGGTATGTCGCCTGAGCAAATCCAAGAATTGATGTACGGTTCTGATCCATACGGCTCTGATCGCACAGGTGGCGCAGCTCCTAAGAAAGACGGCGGAAAAATTAAGTGGATTCAAGGCGCTATTAAGCATCCTGGTTCTCTTCACAAGGCTTTACATGTACCTGCAGGCGAAAAGATTCCTGAAAAGAAGCTGAAAAAGGCTGAACATTCAGAAAATCCAAAGCTCGCTAAAAAGGCGCATCTTGCAGAAACCTTAAAGCATATGCACCACGCCAAGGGCGGCAAAGCAGAGCACAAGCACATTAACAAAGCTGACGAATTGGCTGACAAGGATTTGATCAAGTCAATGGTTAAGCACAGTGCGTTGCAGCATAAAAAGCATGGCGGTGAAGCGCATCCTCATGATTGCACATGCCATAAGTGCTCCGGCGGCCGTATGGGCAAGTATTCCGGCGGTGGAATATTCTCGGGTGATTCGGAAAAGAAGATCCCAGGAGTAGTGCCAGGCGGTCGTTCGGCTCATGCCAAGGGTGGCAAGGCAAAGGGTAAAACCAATGTCAATATCATCATCGGCACTGGCCACGGACAACAGCAGCCACCAATGGGTATGATGCCAAACGCACCAGTTCCTGCGCCTCTTCCACAGCGGTTGCCACCTGCACCGGGCGGTATGCCTCCAGGTGGTATTCCTCCGATGGGTCCGCAGGGCGCCCCTCCAATGCCTCCACAGGGCATGCCTCCAATGGGCCGCAAGTCTGGCGGTCGCGCATATCCGATTGATTCGGGTTCGGGCGGTGGCGAGGCTCGTTTGGAAAAGATCGACGCTTACGGTTTAAAACCCGCTAAGATGAAATAATTTCTCGGGTGTGTCTCCCACCCGATGAGAGGAGGGCCGGGCGCTTTTATAACCCCTCTGGGCGTCCGGTCCAGCCATTTAAGAGGGGTATTAACCAGAGGGGTCTGGAATGTTAACGACTAAAGACCAGTTCGAGAAAGAACTGAAAAAATTGATATCTGAAGCTTACCAAACAGCTAGAGACAATCTTGCCGGCGGGTCTGCAACTTCTTTTGATGAGTATAAAAAGGCAGTTGGACTGGTCCAAGGGCTGGCTCTAGCTATTGAATTTATTGATGAAGCGAACGATATCGTAAATAAATTGCGTTAAGGAATAGATAAATGCCTCCTATGAAGATGAACCATGATGTAGATCCAGCAGAAGAAATTAAAAATTCCGTTGGTGATTTGGCTAAAAACTTTCAACTATTTAACAACCAAATACTGGTTGGCATCTATATTAGACCTCAGAAAACCAAGTCTGGAATTATCCTTACTGACAAATACGTCGACGAAGATCGTTACCAAGGCAAGGTTGGGTTGGTTTTAAAGGCTGGTCCTTTAGCATTTAAAGATGACAAAAGTGAATGGTTTAAGGACGTTAACGTTTCCGAAGGCGATTGGGTTGTGTTTCGGCCATCAGACGGCTGGGCTATTTCTATAGAGGGTCAACCTTGCCGCATTTTGGAAGATTACGCCGTAAAAGCACGGGTCTCTCAGCCCGATTATGTGTGGTAAGGACAAAAAATGGCAATAAAAGAAGACGAACCAGAATTACAATTAGACCTTGAGCCAATCGACGCAGAGTTAAAGCCTGAAGAGATTGTTATAAAAGAGGTCGAAGAGCCGGAACCTGTACAAGTTAAGGTACAAGAACCGCAGATTTCGGTCGAAGATGGCATTAATGAGCTGAAGGCGCGTCTTGAAGAAGAACGTAAAGCTCGTGAATTGGCTGAACGCCGTGCACAAGAGGCTTCCGAACAGTTTGCGGCAGCTAAAAACGACGTAAATGACACAAATTTGCGTTTAATTGATAATGCAATCGACACGGTTAAGAGAAATTCTGAGATTTTAAAGCAAAATCTGCGGGATGCTATGTCGGTTGGTGATTTTGATACCGCTGCCAACATCCAAGCAGACATGACAAAGGCAGAATTAGACCTGCGTCAGCTTATGGTTGGCAAACAACAGTATGAGCAGATAGCAAAACAGCCAGTAAAGCCGGCTTATACATCGTCAGACCCTGTTGAGGCGTTTGCATCCCAGTTAACCCGCGAATCAGCGGAATGGATTAGGGCGCATCCTGAATATGCCAAGGATGAAACGCTTAAAGCAGACATGATTGATGCCCATAACTCGGCTATTCGCCGTGGGATCCGCGCAGATACGCCAGAATACTTTGCTTACGTAGAAAAGAAGCTCGATATTCAACCCGCTCGTTTGCGGGAAACGGAAGATAGCGCCATGTCAGAGGCATCTGCTCCTACACAACGTCGATCGGCTCCCCCTGCGGCCCCAGTGTCTCGTTCTAGCGTGGCGCCAAGTGGCAACAGGTCTAATGTGGTCAGCCTTAGCCGCGCCGAACGGGAAACCGCTAGGGATCTTGGCATGACAGACCGTGAATATGCAGCATCGAAACAAGCCCTCATCCGTGAAGGCAAGATATCAGGTTAAGGAAAAGCTATGAGAAACGCATCAGGTGAAAAAGCAGAACGGCCAGCAATGCGGCCACCAATTCGGTCAGAAGAAACAGAAGTAATTGAAGCTGTTTCAGAAAGCAGCCGTGAACGTGCAGCCAGACGTGCCGCGGAACTCCGTGGGCACAACAATGCCAATCTTGACGAGGGTGTTGACAAATTTGCCACTCCCAAAGCTCCGGATGGGTGGTCGTACGAGTGGAAAATGAAGGCGGTTATGGGATGGGTTGACCCTTCTCATTATAACCGAATCACTGTCGGCGGTTGGGAACCGGTTGAGGCAAAGCGCCATCCTGAAATGATGCCCAAAGGGTACGTTGGCTCAATCGAACGTGAAGGCATGATCCTTTGCGAACGCCCAATGGAAATTACCGAAGAGCGGCGCAACAGAGACCTTATTAATGCCCGTCAACAGGTAAAAATTAAAGAAGGTCAGTTGGATCCGAATAGCAAAGGCGGCCTTATTAGCCGCGAGGATGCTCATATCGCTCCGAAGATTAAAAAGGGCTATGAGCCCATGCAAATTCCGGATTGATCAGGGGGCCTACGGGCCCTCTTTTCTTTTCTAAAGAAATCTGCAATAATGCCAATCTCTTCCCCATCTGCGGAAGATTAAATTTTAACCCGTTCATAGTCGCCCGTCTGTGCGATGATGGAACTCTCTGAAAGGAGAACCCGTCATGGCCAATACGTTTGCGCCCTACGGCTTTCTACAGTTTCAGGGTGGTGCAGGCGGCGCTCCGACGTTCGCACAATCCACTCGTCGCATTGCTTCTAGCAATACGACCCCAATCTTCACCGGCGACCCAGTACAGCCAGTAACTTCGACTGCAAACGGCTACATCACGCAGGCAACTGCAGGTGGCACGGTTCAGCTCGCAGGTATTTTTGTTGGTTGCCAATACTTCTCGACTTCGCAGAAGCGCACCGTCTGGTCTTCTTATTGGCCTGGTTCGGACGCAACTGGCGACGTTATTGCCTATGTCATTGATGATCCAGCAGCTCGCTTCGTCGTTCAGACGTCGGGTTCGGGCTTCCCTGTCACGGGTACGGCTACATCGCAGACTTCTGGCGTTCAGGGTCAGCTTGTCACGTTCGCTTACTCCACGACTGGCGCGACATCGGGCAACAGCACCGGTGGTAACAATGCTACGGGCCGTTCGACGGCTTATGTCAACGCTACCGCTACGCTCAATACCTCGCCTTTCATTATCGTCGATTATGCCGTTTCGTTCGGCAACGGTGGCGATCAAACCTCTCAGTACTGCAACTTGATCGTTGGCTTCAATAACGAAGTCTGGCGTTCGAACGCTGCAAACACTGGCATCAGCTAAGGAGTAAGGTAAAATGGCTGTTAATCTTAGTCAGATCAAAGACCTTCTCCTCCCCGGCCTCCGTGGCGTTGAAGGCAAGTATGAGCAGATCCCGTCGCAGTACGACAAGATCTTCACGAAGCACGATTCGAAAATGGCTCTCGAACGTACCGCTGAAATGCGTTACCTCGGCCTCGCACAGCTCAAAACCGAAGGTGGCCAGACCTCCTTTGACTCGGGCGCAGGTGAGCGTTTCGTTTACAACCAAGAGCACACGGAAATTGCACTCGGCTACGCAATCACCCGTAAAGCTATCGACGACAACCTCTACAAGACCCAGTTTACACCTTCGAACCTTGGCCTGATTGAATCTTTCCAGCAGACCAAGGAAATCTACGGTGCAAACCTCTTGAATACGGCACAGACCTATAACGCTGCAGTTGGTGGTGACGGTGTAGCACTTTGCTCCACTTCGCATCCAATCGACGGCAATACGGTTGCTAACACGCCTACGACACAGGTTGACCTCAACGAAGCCACGTTATTGAATGCAATGATTGCAATCCGTACGAACTTCCGCGATCAGGCAAACCTGAAGGTCTTCGCCCGTGGCCGCAAGCTCATCATTCCTCCACAGTTGGAGCCAGTTGCGATCCGTCTTCTCAAGACTGAATTGCGTCCAGGCACTGCAGATAATGATGTCAATGCGATCATGACCACGGCCGGCGGCTTGCCAGAAGG